CCGGCGGCTGATAGTTTCAGCCGGAACGCGCCGGACTCGAATAATACACACTCGGCAGCAACTGGGTTTCCGTCATCGCTCCAGCCGTAGGGCGTAACTGTGAACTGCATCGTCGCGGTCGCTGTAAAGGTGCGCAAGAAGGTGAGAATGTCCTTCAGGTAGTCCGTATTTACGGGCGAGTCGTCAGGGAATCCTGCGGCGGGGGCTGAGGAATTGACGCAGCGGGGACACTTAACCTCATAGGTGACAGTTTTTTCTGACGTGTCTATTTGGAATCTAGTGTTGTCTGTCCATGTTATTGCGGCGGATACGTCGAATTTTCGCCACTCCGACGTGATAACTATGTCTTCTATAAATTGGGTGTAAGGGCTACCGTCCCGCTGGAACATGAGGCGCATCGCAGAGGGGTCGCCACTTATCAACCGAATCAAAGCTGTGCCGGTGTAGGGCTGCCCGCTTGTTCCGGCGAACACATCGCGGAACCTGGCGAATGTCTGCCCTGCGGTTTGCACGACAGTTACCCGAGATACTCCGCCGCCTTGGTCGCTAACATTAATCGACCCGCCGCCAACGGTGGAGGCATTCCAATTCGTAAGATCCGTATCAACCAGGGTCTCGTCGCCCTTCAGATTGGAAGAAACAAAGATGCTGTTCACCAGCCGGAGGTCTGCGACATCCACCGCAACGTCGGTGCCGTCGATGATTGATTTACGAGCATCATCGCGGTCGCAGGTAAGCGGCAGCGCCGAAGATCCTACTTGCACACCCTGCGCGGTGAGATAGCCAAACGCGCTACCTCGCACACAGCCTTGGCGGACTGCACCGGGGATTACGGAACCGGGAAATATATTACTCATTGTTTAACCTACCTTTTGCTGCTTCTTTTTTAGCAATCTACAACGTGGCCCGAGGCAATCATCCGGAACTGCACCATAGAGCTTAAATCGTCCTGAATGATAATCTCTAAAGAATCATCGGTTTCCAGTCGGATCGTGACCCCGTGTTTTGAGGGACCGCCATATGTGAGGCGACCACCCAGCCCGTTGACCCCGTGTTTTGCCGCCTCGTAAAAGCTCACGTCATACATGAGGTTGACTAGTTCGCCGTTAGTTTTTACGTTGAAATAGTTTACATTGATCCCATTGACCACACGCAGTACGACTCCTCGGATAAGTCCGTCGGCAATATCCCCAAACATATTCATTTCGGGAAAGTTGGTAGTGGTCATCTGAAACATGATGCGTGTAATATCAATCGCCGATTGCAATGGTGGTGCTACCGCAAACGTTTGGCGGTCAACCTCACCGTTTACGTTTAGCTCTCGCACAGCGCGTGCAACAACTGAGGTGCTGGCCGGATACGAAAAATTGATAGGGGTATCCAAAGCTATCACGTCCCCAGTCACACCTAAAACGCCGCCAATATAAAGCCTGTCCGCAAGATAATCGTAAATCACCAACTGTTCACCGACAAGAGCGCCGTGTCCAGTCACTAGTGTAACCGCCCATTCGTCTATTACCGCGCTTACTTCTAAAGCCGTTTCTTCGCCAACAACTTGCGAAAAGAAAACATCAAAGGTACGGGTGTGCTGATCCTGTACATTAACGTCTGCGCCGTTTGTTGATGTGCCAATTCCGCCCATTTGCTAACCTAAGAATTTTGCGTTTAAGTTTGTGAGCGGTCCCGCCTTCGTGACAGCCAAACGGATACGCAGATTTGGTGGCAGGTAAATAATGTGTTCATCATTGACGGGCTTGGTCAAGGTGATGTCCTTGCCGACGGTATCGCGAATCGTGAGCCAGCCCTCCTCATCGGGGTTGTGGGCGACCTCGGGCCGCACTTCCGCGCCGTCGAACTCGCCCCATATGATTAGCAGGGCATGGCCGCCCGTCGAAACGTGCATGGTTTGGCTGCCGTCGGTGTCGATTGTTTGTGCGGTGAGGAGTTTTACGACTGCCATACTAATTCTTTATCGGGTTTTGGGCTTTGACGCTCATACATTTCATGGCGATAGACTTCAGTTCTTTGGGTACGGTGAACTCGGTTTCTGTTGCAAGCCATTTCATAATAGCATCGAGCTGATCACCGATAGGGGGGTACCCCAACCGCCTTAGCTCGTGTGTTTTTTCTGTTGGTACTTTTTTGTCGGGATTGATAACAATTTTACCGCCAGAAATCGCCCACAAATGGCGCTCGCTTTTGGGTGGAATTGTATTTGCGTCTATTTCAATCCACCCATCTTCCCTAGTAGCACCTAGGGCAGTTACGATTTTGACCCCTTCGGCGTCTTCATAAGCGTAGTATTTCATTTACTAGCCTCCAATGAAAGTGATTGTTACCAGTGGCGAGTCGTAGCGAACAGGCCCACCCGATGCGTCAACCCACACAGCCACCCGCGCTGAACCAGTAGTGAGCGGTTCAACGGCATCACCGGTATTAGCGGGGGCCACACTCGCGCCAGGTGTAACGGACCCGACATATTGCGCCGACCCTGCCACCGTGTAGTTGGCAGACGGGAGCGCATTTGTAAAAGTGATTGTATAGTCTCCTGTCCCGTGATCGGTAATGCTCGAAACGTTAAAGGAATCATCTATTGACGGCGTACCGGTGCCGTCAAACCTTATCCATGCCCTAGCAAGTTGAAGGGGTGCAATCCCGCTAGCGACATACGCCTCGATTGCGGTCTTGAGTTGGGTACGATTTGTCTTAGAGAGTGCGGGTGTGCCGGACGATTGTGTAATCACATGAACAAGCTCTTCTTGCAGTGCATTCATCCAGTCTCCGTCAACAGTGGTTACGCCGGGGGCGAAAAAGCCGTGCACTGTCGGACCTACGGGACCGGGAGCAGGGAGGGAGCCGGTAGCGGTTGCGTTATCAATTCTGTACATATCATGTCACCGTAACTTGTGTGTGTGCGGGTTGGTAAAACTTAACCATTGCAGTATAAATGTCAACCTTTGCGGGAGGTCCAGCCGTTACCAGGATAGACCACACCAGCGGAGTTACGCCGGTTGTCACGGTAACAGTCAGCCCGAAAACACCCGCCAATGTCTCATAAAAAGCTGCATTGTTCAAGGGATCATTGTTGAGCATGGACAGGATTAGATTGCGGCGTTCGTCGTCGGTTGTCGGCGTGGGTGTAGATGTGGTGATCACCCCTAACGGGTCATCCGCGACATTCACGTCGCAAACAAATAGCGCAATCGTCGTATAGGATTTCGGCAAGCCTAGTACCCGTTCCCAGTCGTCGAGATAATTCGTTGTAACATCCGGAAACACATCGTCAAATTCTGTCGTTGCGTCGTCGTCAACTTCCTTTGTGGCAAAGGCAAAGTTTTCAATTAGGGTGTTTACATTCGCTTCATCGGCGGAACCAGGCCACACCAGCCCCGTTGGCAGTTCGCCATGCAGTGCGCTATAGAATTCGTCTTGTGTTGGCATTAGGAGAAAACCACCGTGCCTAGGGTGTGAAGTTGTCCAACGCCAGCAGCTACACCGGCAACGGGGCTATTGATCGTCCACGAAGTAAGGCCAGGGACGGCGGCCATAGATTCTTGGAACTTATTCAGGGGGATCGTGCCGCCGACTTGGCCACCTTCAATAATGCCGTTTTTTAACTCTTCGCTAGTGGCTGCTTGCGTCGTGGCGTTGTTTGGGGTAATCGATACGTTGAACGGAACAGGGGAAGCGGTGGGGGCGTTTGCGGTGACCCGTGCACCGGCAGGCTTCACGATGTCAAGATGCGATTGAACGGTGACTTCCTCGCCACCTGTTGGGATTCCATCGGCGTAGGTGTCATCCATTGCAAACCAGACAGTAATCACGCCCAAGGTGATCGGGTCGCCATACAATGCGGCGTTGTCGTGGTTGCGCACAAATGTGCGGGTAGCTGCAACGGCTTCCTTGATCCAACGATCATAATCATGGATTGCCCCGCCCTTGGGGGGCTCTGCAAGCCTTGCCAAAAGTTCAGCGCGGAAACTGTCGTCTGTCTGTCTGTCGCGTCCGCCGGCCAATCCGGAAGCGTCCACAGTTGCGAAGGATGCCACGCCTGGCCACGCCTGTACGAAATCCAGTTGCGTACTTGTGGCGACGTTTCCGTCGGGTCCAAACTCGACCGCCTCAACGGTTGCAGTTTGTGGACTGGATACGGTGAAATCTAAAGCCTGCGTGAGGACAAACCGAGTTCCGCCGATTGTCTGGAGCTCCGAACCAATTGGAACAGATGAGCCTACGGTTGCGGTTACTGTAACGCTTCCGGTTGACTTGGCGGCTGCGCCTCGGGACAGTCCGAAAATTGCACCCCACTTGTCGAGACGTTCAACCGTGGCAGTGTCGGGAAAAACTTGTTTTATAATCCAATCAAGATAGTCGTAGTTCCCACTATTGGCCGCAGACATTACGGACACGATAGCAATTGACATAGAGTTGGATAGGGTGGGGTCGAGCTGCGGGAAGCGAGAAAAAAGATCCGCTTTGATTACGTCGAAAATTTGCTGCTGTGTTGGTCGTGTATAGGGCATAATTATGTCACTGTAAGGAGTTTAATTGCACGGCGTGCCCGCAGGGTCATTATAGATTTGTCCGCCTGTCCCGTCTGCTTTGTCTGTCAGGGACACCGATTGAACTAGCATACTTGTTGCGGGGTTGACTGACCCGGTATTTGACTGGAAGGTACGGATTGAGTAGTTCGTCAAAGCAGTAGCATCAACAAAGGGTGTATTTATAAGCACATCATCCACATAAAAACTTAGGATATCCGTTGCGTCCCTGGTGATTCTTATTGTCCGGACTCCGGGCGTCCACACCCCGATAGGGGTTACCCCTTGGCGTAT